CCGATAAAGCGACACCAACAGTTAAACTATCTAAAGTTTCTACTGCCGTTCCTGTTTGAGATGTTGTGCCAAGAGCACTTGTCATCGCTAATCCTGTTGGACTTACAATGACACCTGTTCCAACTTCTTGAGTAGTTGTTCCAAGTGCTGTGGTCATGGCCACACCTGTGACACTAACCTCTTGTGTTATGTTTTCGTTCCAAGCAAAAGATCCCCAGGTGTTTCTTCCCCAACCTGCATCTACTGTACCTGAACCTGTTTCATCACCTGCAGTGAAAGCCATAGAAAGGCTACCAAGCACTACGCCTGCGCCTTCGTTAATTACTAATCCTCCAGAGAGTTGTGTTTCGAATGAAACACCTGTAGGTGATACTACGTGTTCAGGCGTACCTGTGGCAGTGCCTAACGCACTGGTCATAGATAAAGTTGAAACGGATACTAATGCATTTGCAACAACTGACTCAGTGCCAATTGCTGTTGTTGTAGATAGTCCAGTAACAGATACTGTAATTGAGCTTTGTTGACCCCAAGGCCCTTCGC